TCAGGGGAATTGAAATCTTGCCATTCAGCCATGCGGCAGGATGGCGGACCCGAGCAGGAAGCGTAACGGGCGCATTATTTCGCCAAACAATCAAAACTTGCGAACAAGGAACATGTATTTCCACTGATCAGCACTGCCAGCAAGACCGCCCCTAGAAGGATGGGGATCATGGGTGATTTCACCTCCTTCACCGATGACCGCATGATATGTTGGGTTCGCCTCGTCGATCGAACGGGGAGAAATGCCTGAAATGATGCAGCGGCCTCCGCGATCAATCCAAAGCCAAGCCTCGCCGTATGCGGCTGGTCCTGTGCTAGATAAATCGATTTCGACCACCGAAAGGCCCATCGGTTCAAGCCATGCGAACATTTCCAAACGCCAGTCCGATCCACCGTTGACCTGTGCATCGACGAAGTGGGGGACGGATTCGACGGGAAGATCAAGCAAGCATGCAACGCAGGTGCGCAGACAATCGCCGACCGGTTCACCTGGCTTGCGATGCGGGTCGTGAAGGATGGTTTGGGTATGGGAAATCATATGGAAGGTGCCAGTCGCCGGTGCGTGTGTCCCAGTAGTCGGGTAGTCGGATAAACAGAGCCGTTCAGGACGGTTGCCCGGTCGCATCCCGCTGGCATCCTCATGGCTTTCCGGCGTGGCTGGCTTTGGAGTGGGTCCCGGGCCGCTGATGGCGGACCATGCCGGGTCATGGTTGATGAGGGTGTTACGACCTCCCGCGCTTTTCGGACTCTAACGGCTTGTCCGTGTCGTCCCGCATGCGGGAGAGAAATCATTCGCCGACGATCCGCCAGTCGGTCGCGAGAAAGTCATCGGAATAGATGACCATCTTGGGAGAGTCGTCGCTGCTGAAAAAGCCCTTCGCCACAAACAGGGAGCCGTTGAAGCTCTTTGCCACTTCATCGCCAAGGCGGCAGACCATCTTGCCCGCCTTCATAGCTTCGATCGCTTCAAGGAAGGTCAGTCCGGTGGCTTTGGGCGCGGGGGATTCTGGCGGCATTTCAACGCCAGCAGTGGATTTCCCAGACTGAGGAGGCCGGAGGATCACGTTGACGGACTTCCCGCAGTGCTTGCAGGCGAAAGTTTTCATCTCGGCTCTCACGGGCCGACCACCTTCAGGGTTGCTCGCACAAGGACCATTGGAGCCCGAGGCGGCAGCGAGCTTCGGACCCGGCGTCTCGCGCGGGGTCGTGTCGATCACTTGCGGATTCGCCAGCACCTCCCAATCGCTGGCGAGGATATCGCCTTGGTCGGGTGCCCAGCCCATTTGAATCCCGCCGCACGGCATCTTTGCGACAAAGTAGGGGAGGACGTCCGCCACTCCGCCATTTTCTTCGGCGTGTCGGCGGGTGTGGGTATTCCAGAACTTGGCGGCCGGGTTGGCTTTCACACCGTCGGCGGGGGTGATCCAGACGCCCAAATGCCAGCATGCCCGACGGATGCGATATCCGTTCTTCGCGGATGTCAGTACTGCTTCAAAGCGGAGTCCGCCCACCATCGCCTCATGCGAACTTCCAGTTCCCACCAAGCGTGCGAGCACAGCCTCGGCCTTCTGAATCGATGAGTCGTCCCCGCCGCCGACGGACTTCAGCGTGGCGATGGCCTGGCGAAGTTCCTCCGCGACGTGAGACCTTAGGGCGGCATGTTCGGCTTCGGCGCTTGCTTCCTCGGTTACGTGAGCGAGCCGTGTCTCTAATGCGGTGATTGCTGATTTCATCGTTTCAGTGGTTGGGGTTCGAGAATCAGAGTTTCAAGCCGTCGGCAGTGGGCTCGATGACGGGAGAATCCGGGTTGAAGCTTTGGGGATAAGGATTCGGAGAGGCACCGGGAAATTCCTCATTGATGGCCTTCAGGTCCATTCCGAGCCACATGATGGCTTCCTGAATCTTGGTGGCGGCGATGGAGCGCTCGCGGCTTGACCGGCGGCGATTGTTCTCCGGCTGGAGCGTGGACATTGTTTTGAGCGACTGAAGCTGCTCGTCCAAATTCTTCCGGAGCTGCTTGGTGTCGGAGATCTGCTGTTCGGTATTCATACGGCGTTACGCTGCCACGGCGTAACCGATCGCGTAACGGGCGCATCGGCGTAACAAAAAGTCGCCAACGAGAGGGTGGCCTGATACCCACACTTCCATGGATTGGAATCGTTTCTGGGAATTAGTGGCAAAGATCGGAGGATGGGCGGCGGTCGCCAGCCCGCTTGTGATCTTCGTCTTTCGGGAGGCCCTCAAAGCTTGGGCAGCGAATCTATTCTTTTCGCGGCAGGCCCGTGAGAAGTATGGAATTGATAAACAACTCATGGAGGAGTCTATCGAAACGAAATTAAGGGCCTCGCTTAGGGAGAAATTATTTGAGATCAAGATTAGATACATTGAAAACATTTCAAAAGAAGCGTGGCTCGTGAGCGATGGCCTCATCGAATATTACACCGAAAGAAAGACCCAGTTCATGTTTCCTGACGAGCCCCACGACCAGAAAATATACCCCGAGGCGAGCAGGCGAATTAATCAATATTCTAGCATGAAAGCTGCGGCTGATGCGTTTGTAACTCCAAATTTATCGATAGAAGCTTCCAGATATGCCAAGTTGGCCCTTTTAACGATGCAGAAGATCAGGGAAGCGGCTGCTTTTGACCAAATTCCGGATTTGAGTGAGTTCCATGCGCAAGGAAGGATTCTTTCCGTTGCCCTTCGTGCGGACTTTGAGGATGCTCCAAATCAAGAGAATTAAAATTTTTGTGACCGTCGTTTCCACTCAGCATCAAGCGCCAACAACGCGCACGCTTCCCGGGCACCGGCCCGCACGAGGAACCAGTGGAAGCCGCCCTTTCCGCCGGCCATGACATGCTCGAGCGCTTCGGTTTCCTGACAGTAGGGAACCGAACACGCCGCATCCTTGATGGTTTCGAGCACTACCATCGGCCCTTTGCCTTTCTCCAAGTGTTCCGGTCCGCCGGATCTTTCCGCTTCACGATGTGGCGCCGGTATTCCGTCGCCGATGGCAGGACCTCCCACGCCATGCAGTCGGCCATCACATCGTCGTCGTGTGCGCCATTGGCGGCTTCTGCCCGGCCGTTCGGTTTCACGATGAAGGATTTGTATTCGCCGATCGAGTGGAGGCAGGGGACATCGACGTCGCCCGTGCGGATCGCCGCGGCGAAGCCTTCGATGATAGCGTTCCGATCCTCCTTGCTGTCGAGCCGGAAGCCGTATTGCTCGACGATCTCGCCGGTCCGGTGGCTCAGCGGCCGGCGCTTGTAGAGTGGAACGCCAGCGTCTTTCAGCAGGCGGAGGATGTCGTGGCCGCAGTTCACTTCCTGCGCGACGATCGCGTTGCCGTAGAAGCGGGAGAGGCGGACGACGTGGCCCGCGACGACATCGCCGTCGGCGTAAAATGGGCCCTTCACCCGCGCCACCTTCTTCGCCGGCCGGTTGATGTCCGACGTGGAATCGTAGTAGCCCTGCCGCCAGACGGAAATCGAATGCCGGTCCGGATCCGCGCCGATCGTTTGGGATTTGTCGGTGGCAGGGTCGAGCACGACCAGGTAGCGGCAGCCTTCCCGCGGCTGCTCCCAGATCAGGATCTCGCCCTTTGCCTCGCGGTCGTGCTGGAAAGCGACAGCGCCGTTGTCCTGGCTGACGAGGTAGCCGTCCTCAGCGATGGCGCTGTTGGCGAGGGCCTCCATCTCGCAGAGCACGCCCATGTCGAAGCGCGGCGAGCCGCTGGCCATCCAGCAGGAGACTTCGTCTTCCGGGTAGTAGTAGTCGAAGACCTTCGAGTCGCCGTTGCAGATGCTCTTGATCGTGTCCCGCCGCCACGCGACCTGCTCCCAGTCCCAGCGGTATTTCGCGATGCCGTTGCGCTCGCGGTCGGTGAGGGTGGATTTGATGTGGGCGATCTCGGAGGCGGAGACCGGCTGGGCCCGGCGGTTGTCTTCGAACTCGAACCACGCGGCGAAGATCTTCACCCACTGCTCTTCCGGGCAGATGCCCGCCTCGTGCATCGCGATGAACTGCTCAAGGGTGACCGCCTCGCCCCACGTCGTGTATTGCCAGCCGGTCGCACCTTCGGGGGTGGATTCGGAGATGGCGACGGAATCCGAGCCCGAAAGGGACGGCAGCACGGCCGCCATCGTTTTCTTATCGTTCCGGGTCTGAGTCTGTGGCCACTTCGAGGTTTCGGAGAAAAGGCCCGCCTGCCGGGTGCCGCCTACGCCTGCGTCCGGGTTCTCCGCCGTGTCGACGGTCCACTTCGTTCCGTTGGACCAGCCGTGGCTATGGGTGGAACTCTGAACAACCGAGTGGCCCCACGGGAAGGAATCGACCACCGAATACTCCTTGAGCTTCATCAGCAGCTCGGTGGAGTGCTCTTTTACATCCGAGATGGCGATTCCCTCGATCGGGACGCGCATGCCGTGGTGGTAGACGATGTGGGAGGCAAAGGTGGAGCAACCGGCGCGCCGCGGCTTGGTGACGATGATCCGGATTCGGACGGCCATTGCCTTCAGAACCTCGTAGGCTTGGGACATCCGCAGTTGCAGGATGTTCGGAATCGGCTGAATCCGCCGGTTGTTCTTGTCCTTGATCTGGACGCAGGTGGCGAAATGGATGGCGGGGGAGAGCAGGGCGAGCCCAAGCAGCTCCTCGTCGGTTTTCCCAACCAGTGAGGCCCGGAAAGCCTCGATCATCTCGTCCACGTCAGTCACAGGCCCGAATCATGCCGGGCGGGCAGCGCGGGCGTAACGGGCGCATCAGGGCGGCAGCTTGTGGAGCGCCCTTTAACGACAAAGTGCTTTGGCGCTCAAATTTTAGATTCCACGCACCACAAACCAATCACCACTCGGGCGCGATCT